TGACGATTCAGCAGGAAGCCGCTGAAGTCTTTGCCCACAGACGCGAGCACTGCAATGTCGTGCTCTGTCTCTTTCCAGCCTGTCATGGGGTACTTGACCAGCAGCTTGAACGCAGCCTTGCCGCTCTCGTTGTCGTTGTACACACCAGTGATGTGCATCTCGTACTGGCTCACGTGCTCCAGCTCAACAATCTCTTGCGCCACGTCGTTGCCATTGGCATCCTTCGTAACAACTTCGATCTTCACCTCGCGGTAAATCTGATTGTTCTGCACCACGTAAGTGGGCGGCAGCGTCAACACAACTTCTTCGCCAGCCTCGTTCTCAACAGCCACCTCGGTCACAACAGACAACTGCGCAGGGCTTGTGATCTTTCCACGGCTCGGGCATCCTTCGCAGCCCTTGGAGCACAGCTGCTCAAACTTGGCGCAGGTGGTTGGGCCTGTACCCTTCCAGCCGTTGATCTTGTCGAGGTTGGTGTTAAGGTCAAAGTCCTTGTGCTTGCCAGCGAGCTTCGTCACCGCGTCTGCAACATCCGTGCAGTGCTTGGCCAACCCCAGTGATGCACGCCACAGCGGCTCTTCTACGGGTCGACCAGCGGCATCAAGCACACCACCAGAAGCGACAATAGCGCCCACTTGAGCACAACGGCTAGCCACGGCATCAAGTACCACATCATTGGAGTTGAGCACTGCGTCGAGGATTGAGGACTTGGACTTTCCTGCGCGGGGCGTGAGTGAGTTGGATGATAGTTTGGCACTCTTGCCGAACCACGGCTTGAGCGTTGTGAAGAGCGCAGCAGCATCGTAGTCTGGGCAGTCCGCAACACACCGGACGTCCTTCCATGGTTGCTGTTTCTTGTGGTGCGTGCCAACGGGGCGGAGCACCATGGATGGGTCATGAATTTTTGAGGTGTCGATTTCAACGCCGTTCTCCTCTAGCGCGATACGCAGTGCAGTGGATGCCTTGACCCAGTGGTCTTTGCGCACACTGGCAGTAAGTGGCCAGTAGCAGTGAATGCCGTTACCGGATGAGATGACCATGGGCATCGGCATGCCGATTGTCTTGAGTGCTGCGACCATTGCGGCCCAGCCTTCCTTCTGTGTCTGATACGGTTTGTCTGCACCGATGTCGAGGTCAAGAGCCAGTGCCTTGAACCATGTCGCGTGCTCTTGCTTACGCTGCCATTTCTGTTTGTTGTTGTCGTCTATGTAGCCGTGTCCGGCAAATGAACCAACGCCAAAGTAGACGGTGGTGTTGGGCTCTGAGTCCCAGTCAATGATTGATGCGACCGCGTCGTCGATGTCGGCAAACGATCCCCTGTTCCAGAATATCCCACGTGGATTTTGGCCTGACCTGTCAGGCTTGTGGGTGCAGATAACGAGTTCGTCTGTCTGGGCAAAAACGCGAGTAAGAAAGTGTTTGGTGTCCAAAATATGCCCCTAGATGAAAAACCCCGGCCTAAGCCGGGGAGCCCTTAACGAGCTGTGATTCTATTACTCGTCAAACAGACTGTCGAGCTTGGCAGCCAATTCATCCGACGCTTTTACTGGGGCAACTGTAGGCTTGGTCTTGGGTTGCGCGGAAACAACAGGTGCTGGTGCTGCGGCCTCTTCCTCATAGGCGTCATCCACGGCAGGCGCAGCGATCGCAGTCTGTGTCTTTGGCGCAGCCAGTGCTGGGCCAGCAGCTGTGGGAGCCATCTGGCGAGTGGCCACTTTAACAGAGTCACTTGCCAACAAGTTATCCACACGATCAATGGCTTTCTCAGGCACATAGCCCTTCTGCTTAAAGACGATCTTGGGGAAGCTGGCTGCGTCGTCGAAGCCCAACTCGGTCACCACTTCTTCAGGACCAATGCCGTAGTTGCCGAGTTCCTTGAAATACTCACGCAGAGCTTTCATGCCGCTTACAGGCACAGTCAGGCTGTAGACCTTGGTGGGGTCAGCAGCGGCCACAACAGCGAGGTGACGCTGATCAGCGCACATCTTGGACTTGGCACCCGAGGGCAGAATCTTAGAGCCCAGCACGTTGTTGGGGCAGTCAGCGCAGGCGCTGTGCACAGGGGCATCAATGGTTGCATCGGGCTTCAGGCCATCGTTAGACCAGCAGTCAGGGCGCACGTTCTCAGCCGAGGCATCGAAGGCTTTGCCGTAGAACACTTTGGACACGCGGGGGTTGGCACCCACGATGATGGTGTCGAGCGTGACACCCACGGTGGTCTCAACGCCCTCTTCGTTCAGGCGATAGCGGCCAGCACGGATGCTGATGCGCGGGATGCTGATGCCGTCACTGACGATGGCCGAAGCTACGCTGGACTTGGTGCCTGCTTGTTGGCGGGCTGCGATACGCGCTGCGATGTGCGCTGGGACGTTTGCGATCATGTTACTCATTTGTTTACTCCTTGGATTGCGCTTTGCGCATATTGAACACTTTTGTCGATGAGAAATTTACCCCGGGTGGGGGTGCACCGTTAGCCTCGATGTAACTCTTGACTCCCGTCTTTGACGCACGGGACTCGACCATGTCCCAAGCATCGTGCTCTTTACAAAAGCTGAAGAACTCTTCACGAGAACCAACTGTTGCTGTGTGGTGGGTAGACCAGTAGGCCGTACCGTGAGGAGTCTTGACTGTCTCCAGTCCGTCCTCTTGCGCTTTGGCTGTCATCCAGTTTTCCAGCGCTATCAGTTTTTCAGTAAGGACAGCCTTGGCTGTTTTGTGTTCGCGCTCAAGGTCTTCGACCTCTTTGCGAACCTGCAGATACCGCTCTGCGGCAATGTCGTAGTTCATTCAGTTACCTCTTTTATTCGTCGTCACTGTTGATGCCTTGCACCAAATTTAAAAACTCCGCCAGTGTGTTTTTCTTTGTGCGGAGTCGGCGGTATAACTCTGCTTCAAAGCCGGTGGCCCAGATGTGCCACACAGTCGTTTTGCCAGTTGTTGTCAACCGACGAATCCTCGCATTGGCTTGCTCGTACTGCTCAAGTGAATAAATAGGCGCAAACCAAATGATGTCCTTGGCGCGTGTCAGTGTCAAACCGTGCGCAGCAACCTTGGGGTGAGCCAACAAAATCTGCGGCTTGTCCGTGTGCTGAAAGTCGTTGAATATCTGGTCACGATCCTTTTTGCTTGTGTCTCCGTTGACCATTGCTACATCAAAACCATCTGCAGTTAGCCTGCTCAACATGCGTTTTTGTGACGCTTTGAACGGCATGAAGATGATTGCTTTGTCGCCGATCTCCGTGAGTAATTCAGTGAGTGTATTGTACCTCTCTGAGTCATCCATGTCAATCACACCAGTCTCGCTGATGACTGAACCGCAGCATATTTGCAACAGCTTGGCCAGCACCACGGCTGCGTTGGGCGCAGTCACTTCGCCAGCAGCGAAGATCGTCACCGCCTTGTCCTTCATGTCCTTGAACGCCTTCTCTTGCTGCTTGGTCAGCTCGGTCTTGCGGCCTACGAAGTTGGTGTCAGGCAAGTCCTTGCACTCGTCCAGCGAAAACCTGATCGACGGCTGCAACACTCTGCGGCATGTCTCCAGCGCATCATGGCGCGGCGTCCACTTGAACGTCGTCACCTTCTGCATCACCAAGTCCTTGAACGAGGTGAAGCTCTTCGGGCACTGAGGTGAGTCCACAAGGCGTGCCAGTGTCCATGCGTCAGCGGGTGTTTGCGAGATGGGCGTGCCCGTCAGCATCCACAGCCACGGCTGGTTCTTGGCCATCCACTTGGCGAATATCTTGTACCGTTGTGAGCTCGGTGACTTCAGTGCTGTCGCCTCGTCGTAGATCACCACGTCGAAGTCCTTGAGCTCTGCGGTCATGTTGGTGAACCCGTCATGGTTAATGATGACGTACTGCACCCCGGGCGTAGCCAACAAGTCAATGCGCTTTTGCTTTGTCCCCGTGCACACAACGAACGAGCGATGCGGCAGGTGGTGCTTGAGCTCACGACCCCACACGACCTTGACCGTAGACAGCGGAGCGATGATGAGAACCTTGCGTGCAACGCCTTCTTCTAGCAAGAAGTCAGCAGCCCACAGCGAACTGATGGACTTACCAGTACCCGGCGCGTTGAGGCACAGGGCACGCTTGTGCATGGTCAGAAACGCTGCGGTGTCCTTCTGGTGCTCCATCGCTGTGAAGCGACCGGGCCAGTTGTAGTATTGCAAGATCGGAGCAGGCACACTGAAGCCGAGGTTCTTCAGCACCATCGACTCATCAACACCGTAGGGGATGGCGATCATGTCTTCACCGTTATGAGAGAACTTCTTGGCGTGTGGAATCACCTGCGCAACAGCGTCGTTCTCGTTGCTGTTGATGATGATCTTGCGCTTGTCAGGTATTACGAGCATTGAGCGCCGCCCATCCTTTGAACGTAGCCGCCCATTGGTCTACGTTGGTTTCTCTCACGATCCAGACTTCTCCGCCTGCCCGCGATACAGCCTCGATCTCGCGCTCTTGATTCGCAGTAGTAGTGCCCTTGCCGAACTTTGTCTCCACAGCAAAGCCAAGACCATTGACGATCCCCACAAAGTCAGGAATACCAGCGCGACCAAAGCCATTGGCAGGAGGCATAAACCACCAGCAATCTGGTGTGCTCTTGAGTACGGCCTTAACCACCTTCTTGACATCTTCTTCTTTCTTCATCGTTTACCTTTCAGTCTCGCGTCAGGGCAGAACCCCTTTGCTGGGCACCAAGGACAGAGTCCTGATGGTTTTGTCTTAAAAACGCCGAGGTCAATGACTTCCTGCACCATGTCAAAGCGTGGCTCCAGTGCCCGCCACAGCGAGTCAAGAAACCTGCGCTCATACGTGGCGTTTGTCACCTCGTCGAACTTGAGCCAGATGAACGAGGTCTTCACCTTCGTCACCTGTGGGTAGTGCCAGAACACCATGGCCGCAAACAACTGCAACTGTGTCGGGTTCTCCTTGACCTTGCCCGTCTTGTAGTCGAGGCAGTACGCAGTGTCACCATCTACAACCAGCACGTCAGCGATCGAGCGAATCCACACGTCCTTGGCAAACCAGTCAACGGGCTCCAGCTTGCGGTTCACAGCCATCTGATGCTCGAACAACTTCTCGCCATTGCGTGAGGTGATCTTGTCTACCAGCGCACCCCAACGCTCCAGTGACTGCTTGCCTTCCAGTGTCAGCGTGCTTTCGTCAAGTGACCCATTGCCCTTAGCCTCCAGCACCTTATGCACCCTGTCGCCGTACTCTGACGCCTCGTTCATCGTGCTCTTAACACGCTTGGACACGTACAGGTAATCGAACTGTGCAGGGCACTGCTCGAAGGTAGACAGTCGGCTGAACGACAAGGGCATTGGTTGGGTCATGTTTCTTCCAGAGTTACTTTTGCAAGTTGCACAGTGAGTTGCTCAATCATGTCCTGAAGAATCCGGCGTCGGCTTGGTGACGGCTGTGCAAACTCCTCGGGCATAGTTACGTTGACTGCGATCATGCCGTCAGTACACTGAACGCCAAACCAGACTTTCGACTCGTACTTGTGCGCATCGTGATCCCACTGCACCTTTGCCCAGTGCGGCAAGCGGTCAGCAGCTTCGTAAGTTATTGCCATTATTTAGCCGACCCGTATGAGGGGCCGGTTCCGGTTTCACACGATACGGGAATGCTGCGGCACCACTTGGGTGTCATCGCAAGGCACTCTTCCATATACGCACGGGCTTCATCAAGTTCTTCATTCCTCACCACACAGACAGCCTCGTCGTGAACCGACAATTTAACTGGGTAGCGTTGATTGATACGTGCAGTTTGCCACATAACGATCTGCATTGCAGCATGTTGTGATAAATTTTCTACAACTTTTGCACCGTGCAGGTTGATGCGCTGGCGACCCATGGTGTACGTCCAGTCCTTGCCATCCCACTTCAGGTCGTTGTACATCACGCCGGGTTCACCGGGGCGACCAAAGCCGTCCCACTGCGTCACGAACCAGCCGTTGACATCCACGTTGACCATGCTGCAGCCGTTGGCGATGTCGGGCAAGATGACCTTGTCGCAACGCTTCCACAACTCCACCACCTTGTAGTGCACAGACCTGTACAGGTCCACAATCTTGTAGGCTCTATCGAGGTCGATCAGCTCCACACCGGGGTCAGTGCGTTTGGCCAGCCGCACCATCTCTTGGAACCGCGCAGCACCCGCACCGTATTGCAGGCCCAGCATGGCAGTCTTACCCAAGAACCGCTCGGCCTTGTCAGCCTTAGTGATCGTGCGCCCGAACAGTTTCGAGGCAAAGTCGCAGTACAAGTCCACGCCGTTCTTCAGCTTCTCGGTCACGTCATCTTGGCCAGCCAATGCCATGACTGTGCGCAGCTCGATGTTCGAGGAGTCACCCACCAGCACCGTGTACCCGGGCGGAGCCAGCAACGCGTCACGCAGGCCAGCAGACGGGCCACGCGCAGGGATGTTCTGCCAGTTGATGGAGTTACCCCCAGAGTAGCGTCCAGTGGTCTTAGCGCCCCAGAAGTTGAGGTACACCGGCAGAGGGCCGCGCTTGGCAGTCTCCAAGAACTTCAGCGCACGTGTCTCAGCGATAGTCGTTTTGACACCAAGGCGAGCCGCAACCAACGCCTGTACGTCCGCATCGTCGGACTCCAGCAGGTCGGTGAAGGCTTTGTCGGATTTGGCGAAGGCATAGGTCTCTTTGTCGGGGTTGGCTTTGCTCTGCTTCATCGGCGGGGTCACACCCAGCTCCAGCAAGCGAGCAGCGAATTTGTCGTTGGACATGATGGTCTCGCGATCAGTCACGGCTGTCTTGAGCAGCTGTTCCTTGCGCACCACCTCGTCGTCGTAGAGCTGTTTCATCTTGGCCTCATCGCCCACCAGCAATGGCTCTGTGAACATCCGCACAGTCATGTCAATCAGCCGTGCAGCCAATGGCGGTGTGAATGGGTCAAACTTCTTGCCCAGCTCTTTGCACAGCCATGTGTCGTGCTTGCAGTACTCAGCGTACTCCGCTAATTCCATGGGATTAAAGTCGGCGCGGCGCTTGCCCAGCGCCTTGGTCACAGCTGTGCCCTTGTCCGGCAAGTTGTACTGCTTGACGAGGTTGGCCAGTGAGTGCGATGTCAGGAACGGCAGCAGCATGCGGCCTTGACCGAGGGTGTCCATCCACAGCTTAGGCTTGATGCCGCAGCGTTGTGTCAGGATGAACCCATCGAACATGGTGTTGTGGCAGCGCACAGCGCTGTTGGCCCAGTCGTAGTTGCCGTGTAGCCAGCCAATAGTTTCCAGCTCAGTGCCAGAGAACCACACAGCAGGCTCGTCGTTCTTGATAACCGACACCCCGATGATCTCGAAGCGGTCGTCGTTGATGTACGCATCCGTCTGCATCTTGCTGAGGCTGAACTGCTGGTCGTAGTAGGTCTCTAGGTCTGTCGTAAGGATGTCCATTACTTGCCCTCAAGCTCAATCAGCAGCTCAATGTAGTGCTTAGCTTTTTCCAAATCCTTGATGCCATTTTTTACTTTCCAGCGTGATACGTACTTGATGACGTTGCCCTCGAAGTACCCAATGCCATTGGCGTGGATGTACTCAACGGGTTGAATGGCCAAGTCTTTGTAGTGGTTGCCCGCCACTTGCACGTCGAGGGCACTCATGCCGTTCGCGCCTTTGCTCAACATGCCCTGCATTACTTCTTCCTCTTCAGCAGTCCAGTCGGTCTTGGCCAAGTCAGGGAACATTTCAATTTGCTGCATCGTTTTCTCCTGTGTTGATGACGTGAAGTGTCATATGCGCTGTCGCATACATCTGCTCCATGGCCTGCCGCAATCGCAGGGCTTCATAGAACGCGTTGTTCAGCTGATGTCGCAAGTAGCG